TGAGCACGGCTTCGCTGAGGTTGGCTCCATTGAGCTTGGCTCCGCTGATCTTGGCTTTGCTGAGGAGGGCATGGCTGTGGCTCAGGTCGGCTCCGCTCAGGTCGGCTCCGCTCAGGTCGGCTCCGCTCAGGTTGGCTTCGCTCAGGTCGGCTCCGGTTAGGTTGGCTTCGCTCAGGTCGGCTCCGGTTAGGTTGGCTCCGCGCAGGTTGGCTTCGACAACCGTATCTTTAACCGTATTATCTTCTTTTTCAAATTCAAATAATACTGTTCCAAAAATTGACTTTATTTGTATTTTTGTTTTCATATCTCAATCCTTTTTATTCAAAAAGTATAGTCCCGCGAAAAATGTTAAGGTAATTAAGCTTGCTATTACAACCACAATCAAAAATTCACCTACTTGTATCCAACTAAAGCCTTTGTTAGTAAATCCCAGTATAAATAAAAATAAACCGGATGGAATTAAGACAAGAATTGAACCTATAATTTTATTCTTTAACTTTCTATTCATATACTGTTAACAAAAAATAGAAATCCTGATATTACTATGCAAAGTATGTCTGTAAAAATTATCGCGAAAGCAAGAGCTGTTAAAAGATTAGCTTGTTTATATGGATTCAAAACATACCAAAGTGCCCATATTGAAATGAACAGAATCGGTAAAAGTCCTAATAAACCCCATTTATTTTTCATCTTTTAAAATATTACTTAGTACTCTAAAACAAATTGCATACATTACCATACGCGTCCCGGTCATGAGACCCTTTACGAAAACTTATTTCAAGTTCTTCTTCAGACTCTATCTTAAATTGATCTAGTATTTCTTTATTTGTTTTCATGGATCAATAATAGAAGTACATTGAGCGCATCCATTCATATAGCTGCAAATTTGCGCATAAACAGAATTTCCGGGACTTAAATAATTAATACTATAATTTCCTGAATTTGCCGGTAAAATTACCCCATAGATAAGACCCATAGGAGAATAACCATAGTTAATAGCTTGTATCTCTATATTTTTTGCCGTAGACGGCCACCAGCTAAAATTAACTGAAGTTGAGGATTCACGTTTAAATACCGGATTGACCGGACCACTAAAAGGAATATTACAAACAGCATGGGGAGCTTGCCAAGGAGTAGTATTAACTTCAGGAGTAGAATTATTTGATAAAATTGGAGTAATAGTTGGAGTTAATTGAATAGGAGAAGGAGTAACTACAGATTCCGGTATCGGAGTTGGAAATATCTTTTTACAACTTGAATAAGCGGAAGCGGGAAACGCGTTCCAAAACCAGAGCGCTATAATTAACGCGCTATATATTCCCCAGATAAAAAATAGTAAATCAAATTTAATTTTCATTGTTAGGTTTAAAAGTAATAAAACTTGTTTCTTTTTCCAAAATAGCAACTCCTGTTAGTTCTTCTGTTTTTTTTAAACGGGATAAAAGTTCTTTTTGTTTTTCTACTGCCGTAGAATATTCATAAGATTTACGCGAACTATAAAATAGTGTTCCTTGAGAAGTTTTATGGTAATTTAATCCTTCCCAATCTTCATCAAAGAGTTCCATTTCCAATTTTTTTCTTTCTTCTTCTAAAGCGTTAAGTTTTAATTTGACTTCAATATAAATTTGAAATTTATTCATAATTTTAAATTAGTTTCCGCTTAAAAATTTTCATCTGATTTTTCTGAAATCATGTCCCTGACAAACTTTGTTCCCTCAACAAAGCAATCAAACATCGCTTTCCTATGGCTCTCCGGTATAGAGAAAAAGTCAATATTGTTCCATTTGCAAGCATTTACCAAAGCCGCAATCACACTCTTTTTTGCCTGCTCTTTGTTTTCTTGCGATAGTTCCTGCATATTTTTATTTATCTTGCTCAAATTTAAATAGTACTGTTCCCCAAATTAATTTAATTTCTATCTCCTGTTTCATATAAAGATATATTATTACTTCTTTTTTCTTTTGTCAAGTAAGAAGAATAATATAGAAATATTGTCTTTTAATATTCAGATAGATTATGATAAATCATATTATGAATAATACTCCCGGGAGTGTAAATGAAAGAGTAGCGGTTGTAGAAAATAAACTGGAAACTATAACTTTAAGATTAGAATCGGTAAGTATTGATATTAAAGTTATATCAACAAGTATAGAAAAAATATTAACACAAAAAATAGCCGGTGATACAAGGTTAAATATGGAATTGGAAAATTTAAAAGAAGAGGTAAAGGGATTAAAAATGAAAAGCGGTATGTGGATATTTATGACTCCTACTTTATCGGCAATTATCGGGAGTATTTTAACGTTTTTAATTATTTTCTATTTTCAACATATAAATAGTCCTTAATTTATGTTAAAATTAATTATGGACTGCGCTTTGTTAGATTTTGTTAATAAATATTTCGGAGTTGCCAATACAGGAAATACCCCGCAAAATAAAGGTCAATGCGTCGGGCTGGTAAGCGTGTATATGGATAGTCTAGGAATAGCCCATGAATGGGGTAATGCTAAGGATTTATTAGAAAATGCGGACCTGAATAAGTTTGAGGTGATATATAATGATCCGGATAATTATGATCAATATCCGAAACCGGGAAACATTATGGTTTTGGGTAAAACGTGGGGTAATGGGTTCGGACATACGGGTGTTGTATTAAGAGCTAACGGTTACTCATTTTCTCTTTTTGACCAGAATAATCCCGCGGGACATACGCCTACTATTACTAATTTTCCTAATTATGCCGGAGTATCGGGTTGGCTCAATCCTAAAGTATGAAAAATTTAATAAGCTCTTTAGCTGGTTATAAGACATATTTTTTATCTCTTTCGTTAGCATCGGCAGTTTCGGGATCTATGGCGGCGGGATCCATAAAACCGGAAAACGGAATATTATATATCCTCAGCTGCCTAATTATAATGGCATTAAGAAGCGCGTTAAAAACCGAAAGAGGAAAATTAACGCAAGATTTAGCTTCAAAACTTTTAAGTCAAGCCCCGGAAAAATCAACCGCTCCCCAACCGGATGTAGATACCCTTATGTCTTCAATAAAAAACGCGTTAGAAGAGGTTTTAAAACCAAAGACGGCTAATTAACCCTTATGACTCTAAAAAGAGGCATTGCGGGTATTTTTTTAAAAACATTTTTTTCTTTAATATATAAACAGGTGTTCTAATTCCCTTAACGTCTTCAACAACCCGTATATTTTCAGAAGTTTCATAAACAAAGTCGGCAATATAACTAATTTCACGGATTTTATTACCATATATATCCGCAAATCCTTTCTGAAGAACAAATTTTTTCTGAAGTTCAAGGTTTTTAATTATTTTTCTTTTTTCCAAATTTTTTAAAATTAAATAAGTATCAGCTTCTTTTTTTGAAGCGAAGACAATATTATCAATTGAGGTTTTTTTAGCTTTATATTTATTAAATGGAATCGGGAATTTCATCGGGATTTACGCTTACGGCAAAAGGATCTTCTCCGGAGTAAAGCGCGTTTAAATTTATAAACATATCTTTGTACAGCTGTACAACTCCTTTGTCTAAAGGTTCTTTAGGATCCGGTGTTGTAGAATAAGAAGTTTTACCGTTTTCGACTGATTTAACAATAACCAAGTCATATTCGTTAGGATTGCCCCATTTCTTATTCTCCGCCAGAGACTTAATCGCGTTCATTATGGATTTTTGGGTTATCTCTAAAATCTGAATACTTTTACTTCTGTAATTGTAGACAGGAAATGCCCAGAAGTGTTTAGGTATTTCTATTTCTCCGGTTTTAGGATTTAATTCAAGTTCGGACGCCGGAACCGCTACATTGGGTTTTAATCTTACAGGCATACGGCCTTTATCAGCAGTTTTCCAGTAAACAGTTCCCATAACCGCCGTTTCATTAATGAATGAACCCAAAATCCGGAAAATATTTTCCCCTTCCTCAAATTTCATATATTTACTGATTTGAGGTATTTCGTAATCTTTATTAAAAAAATCCATAATTAAATTAAAGTGTATCCCGTATTTTCTAAATTATCAACATAGCCGGAATCACAATTAAAACATTTACAATTATATTTATAGAATTCTATTTCCATTCCTATATTTAAAGTTCTTCCGCATCCGGCACAAACTAAAGGGGAATATCTGATTTCTATATTTTTTAAAAGTTTTAAAGCTATGACCGATGTAATTTGTAAAACTTCCAAACTTTCTTTTTTATATTTTTTTTCAAGATGATCCGATAATTTACGCCCTTCAATTAATAGTGAATTTATTATATCTATGTTATTCATAAGCATTTTTAGACAAAAAGTATGTACGCGTGCTGTAAGGTAAGTGGACAATAAACTTTTTATCAAATTTATCATGAGTTAGCCAATTGTGCAGGGTACGTTGTGTAACCATAAGTTCATCAGCTTTTTCTACTAAAGTTAATAGCTTCAACTCTTTACCCATTATAAATATTGTTTTAGGATATTTCATATTATTTCTTCTCTATAATACAACAAATATTGTATATTGTCAAATAGTATTTATAAATAAAATATATTATAATTGGTTTAAAACCACTTCCCGGTTTTTAAATGGAAGAAAAGCAATCGCATTACCTTCCCGTAATTTTTTTTTAAAACTTTCAAATTCTGATAATTCACAAGAAAAATATCCTCGCGCATTACGGTTTTTATAAAAAACCATGCAATGGACTAAATTTTCTTTAATCGGTAAGGTATATTTTTTCATATTTTCTTTATTAACTTTCTGTATTGTACAACAAATAAGGAAGGATGTCAAGTAGCAATATGAAAGGTGAAATATATCTGGTATAACCATATATATGCCATTTGGAGGTAAAAAGGTAGGAATAACATTAAAACAAAAAAGATTCGCTAGAGAATATGTGAGGAATGGAGGCAATGCGAGCAAAGCCGCTTTAAAGGTTTATGAAGTTATGCCTAAATTTGCTAAGAATCAAGGCGCGTCTGTTCTTAAAAGCCCCAATGTCCAGAAAGAAATTAAAGATATACTTAATGCAAATGGTTTATCTTTAGATGATCTTACCCAAAAAGCTGTAGATGTTGTTAACAAAGGCCTAGAAGAAGGGACCCCTAGTTTTTCATCCGCTAGTGATATGTTAAAATTTTTGTTCAAAATTCACGACGTTGTTCCGGCAAGCAAATCGATGTCCGCAAAGCTAAACATCAAGACAGAAAAACCTTCCGAGTTTGACCTTAAACAAGGAAAAGAGACATTATTATTATTAAATAAATTATCCGATAGTCTGCTAAAAGAGTTAGAAAAATAATCTTATAGTTCACATCACGTCGTACAATATACAATTTACGACATGTATTCTTCTTATAAGATATAATTCATTAAAATATCAAAAATGTTAAAATCCATGACCCCGGATACCCCCTTCTCTCCCTCATATCTATATAAGTTAGTCTGACATGAATACGAACTATATTTTTTGTAATTTTATATAGTATTCATTATGGTATACAAGATACTTTATCTAATAGATAAAAGAAGAATAGAACAATTAATATCTCGTTAATATGACGTACGTCATAATGATCATCAGGAACCCCAGGCGTTTTTGATTATATCACAAGTTTGTAATAAACAAGCACAAATTTATTTTAGCAAAATAAATTAATTAAAAGAGATATTAATATATCATTAGTTAATTAAAGAGGTAGTATAGTAATTTCTATGGTGAGTTATGGTGAGTTATGGTGAGTTGCTATGGTTAGTTTTAGCTTGGATAGACAACCTTATGGTGAGTTATGGTTAGTTTAATGGTATATATCATACAAATATTTAATATTTCTTATAAAGAGGGATAAAGAAGAAAATATTAAATATACAGCTGCATATACCCTAAAACTAACCATAACTAACCATAACTCACCATAAGGTTGATAGGACAATAAAAATTTTATGGTGGGTTATGGTGGGTTATGGTGGGTTTGAAAACAGTAAAAAAAAATCTTTAATATATCAAACAAATACTAAACGGATATTTAGATATACAGTTCCCTGCATTACTTCTTTTTTCTCTAGTCCTATATTTTTTAATTGTAAACCGAAGGCTGTTAATGTTAATGGATTCTTTTTATGTAAGCTGCACCATTGGATGTAATGGGCGTAAAAAGTAGAAGATAAAAGACTTTCCCCTTCTTCCTTAATGACTCTTTCATTTAAAAATTCCGTTAAAGGATTATTTTCTATTTTATAATCCTCTGTTGCTTGTAAAATTGTCTTAGGGATGTCTTTTAATTTTTTTTCCTGCCACATAAGGCATCCTGTTGTTAACCAATTAAGGATTCCCGGAGCTTCTTCGTTAAAAAGGATTTCATCATATTCTAAAATTGTTTCATCGGAACTAAATTTGTATGGGAAATCAATTACTCTGACTCTACGCCATAAACCATAAGAATCATCTTCGAATTTAGGACGGGAATTAGTATGGAGCCAGACTTTAGCGACTGGATAAAAAGAAAGGTTATTTTCATGGAGTCTGCGGGCTGTTATTTTGTCTCCTCCTGTTATAGATTTTAATTTTTCTTCATCCAGGAAAGTATCTTTAATTGTTTCGGCATTAACGATAAATCTTTTTCTGTCAATGTCGGCTATGTCATTGGTATTTGTATAAAATTGGTTTTTTTTAAACAGATTAGAAGAGGCTGAATGAGCATAATCTCCCAGGATTTTAGATATTACTTTAAATAAAATAGATTTTCCGTTTCCTCCTTCACCGTGGCAGATAAAAAAAACTTGTTCACCCGTTGAAGCTGTAATTGAATAACCTAGTGCTCTTTGGACATAATCAATCAGATTTTTATCCGAAAGGAAAATCTTTTCAATAAAGGTTTCCCATTTAGGACAAATTGCATTAGCGTCAAAATTAACTGGGGATTTAAAGTTTATATAATCGTTAGTTTTTCCGTTTCTTAACTTTCCTGTTTCTAAGTCAATTATTCCGTTTTTAACTCCTAAAAGCATTTTTTGGGTATCAAATTCATCGCCTGTTATTGGAATTGGCTTGATAGCTTTAGCTAAAGAAATGATATTTTTTATTTTAGCGTTATTTTGAAGTTTTATGCCCCAGTCTCTTAGGTTTTTATTGTTTGTTTCTTCTCCTTCTTGTTTCATAAGATCACTTAAAGTAAAAACAAGGCGTGTAATATCTTCAGTCCGGTCTTCTTCCCAATAATGGATATTCCAAATTAGCCATCTATGCCGTTTATGGTCAAAGCGGGTGGTATATCCAAAGAGTGAAGTGAATAATTCTGCGACTGTTTTTTCAGTCAGAATTTCGGGAAACAATAAGGAATTAGAGTTAAGGACGGCCATAAATTTCTTTTTGTAATTTTTTTAGGAGTTTCCATTCAATCCGGTATTTCCAATTAATTGCTTGAGGATCTTTCTCATCTTTTGTCCTAAAAGATGCTTTTTTCATAGCTCCTTTGAAAGTGCCGTTATTTATATAGAAATGTTTACCGGGATTTTCTTCGAATAATTGTTTTAATCCATAACTTGATATTTGATGGCAATAATTTTTTGCCGGTTTTATTGTTTCAACAATCCATTTAAGGAGGATTTCTTTTTCTATCTTTTTTAATTTAGAAAAGTTTTTAGAATTATTAGGATCGTAATTATTCATTTTTTATTTCTTTTGGATTACATTTTTCACAAAGTCTAATATGCATAGAATGGAAGTAAAAGGAATTAAAGATTTCTATTTTTTCAGAACAATTGGTGCATTTAGTGTCTGCTTGGGCAATTAGTTTTTCCCCTTTTGCTAGAATCTGTGAAATTGGTTTCATAAAGCGCAAAAAACCCTTCCAGCTGACGGCTGAAAGGGTCGGTTTTGATATCAAAAGCGATTTTTCGGGAATTAAAAATAACCTGTTCCCGTCAGCTGGTTAAGTTCATTTTAACTATGAATTTTTAGGCAGTCAATATGATAAACTGGGTCAATATGGAAGATAAAAAAATATCCTTCAGGGATTTGGAAGAAAGAATTGATGCGATGGGCCAGGAATCAGAAACTAAAGCCGCTAAATGGGTAATTGAAAATGAATCGGATGAACAAAAAGACAGGAATAAGTTTGAAGCGGATCAACTTGATGTTTTAACGGAAAAAAGAAAATTTACAAAAGGAAATTACTATATCAATCTATATCAATACGCTAAAAAGCAATTAAGTTTATATGATATTCCGCGGGGATATAATGTAGATATAGTTCTTAAAAAAGAAGGAAAATTAATTTTTGGATTACAAAAGAATGGATACCGCTGGTACGCTAAAGGTATGAATATTTGCGGTGAGCCTAAATATGATATTAATTGCGTTGACCGTCTTATAATCCAGACGCAAATTTCTTTGGATGAGTTGGTAGACCAACATGAAAAAGGAAAAACGGTAGCGGGTATAATTTTACCTAAATAATATGAAGCAAGATTTTTCTCCGGACTCTTTTCCCGCTCATGAAAATATCCATGTAAAAAGGTTAAAAGATCAATTAGTTACCCAGCAGGAGCAATTTGATAATTTTCTGCGCGAAAATGCTAAAGAGCGGTTATGGATTTTTAATAAATTTATTTTAAAGATTGAGGAAAATAAGGTAGGGCTGGGGGGGTTCCATAAAAAACTTTGTGAATTTATTGAGGAGGAAAGGAAAATGAAGAAACTTTGTCTTCTTCCGCGGGGTCATTTAAAATCTACTCTTATTACAATCGGTTATTCCACCCAGCAAATTATTAAAAATCCCAATATCCGCATTTTGATTCTTAATGCTACGTGGCAACTTTCCGTTGATTTTCTTTCCGAAATTAAACGTAATCTTACCGCTTCCCCCGAACTTCTTCGTCTTTATGGAAATGTCGCGGAAAATCCTCTTGAGTGGTCGGCGGACCGGATTACTATCCAAAGGGATGATACCAATATTAAGGGTCCGACTGTTTGGGCTGCCGGAATTGAATCAAACCTTACCGGATCCCATCCCGATTTGATTATTATGGATGATGTTGTGTCGCGTGAGAATACGTCAAGTCTGGACCAGATAGATAAAATAAAGTTGAGGTATAAGGATGCGCTTGATTTGCTTGAACCGGGAGGACAATTAATTATTATCGGAACCCGTTGGACTTACAATGATTTTTACTCTTGGATTATGGAGAAAAATGAAAGGCATAGAAACTTTCTTATTATGGTTAAGAAAGCATATATCGGAGATTTGCAAACCGGCGATCAATTTCAATCGCTATGGCCCGAAAAGTTCACCAGGAATGAACTTTTAGAGAGAAAGCAAGAGAAAGGCCCCTATGAATTTTTTGCTCAGTATATGAACGATCCGGTGGCGGAGGAAGATGCTGATTTTAAAAAAGATTGGTTTCAATATTATGATCCTGAAGATTATCGCGGAGCGAGAATGAATACTGTGATGGCGGTTGATCCTGCTATAGCGGAGAAAAAGTCTTCGGATTATACGGCTATCGGCGTTTACGGGGCAGACCAGTTTCAAAATCATTTTGTAAAGGATCTTTACCGCGGACACTGGAAAATTGATAAAATTGTTGAAGCGATTTTTTATGTTTATTCGCTGCATCATCCAAAAGCTATAATTTTGGAAACTATTTCTTATCAGAAAGCTCTCAGTTACATTTTACAGCTTGAAATGCGTAAAAGAGGGATTATGTTGCCTATTTTAGAAAAGGCGTATCACGATAGGACTAAGGAAGAACGTATCAAAGCACTTCAACCTCTTTATGCTACAAAAAAAGTTTTTCATAATAAAGGATTAGCTCTTAATCCGTATTTTGAAGAAGAACTCTTACAGTTTCCCCGTTCTAACCATGACGATTTAATTGATACTTTTGCCATGAGTCTTGATTATTTAATTCCTCCTCTGCAAAAAACCAGGGAAAGATTTCAAAGACATTATCTTTACTAATTTTCAGACTAAGAATATACTAATTTTATGCGTCAAAAAGATATTCCCAAAGGGGCCGCCGCTCCTTCTACGGATGAACAGGGAAGAGCTATTCTTCCCGGAATCCGGGCTGTTTATCAACCTACCCAGGAAGAAAGGAAAACTTTAAAATTTATTTATCATGAGCGTTTTACCGCCATGAAAGAATCTCCCGAAAGAACTGATGCTCAGAAGAAATGGGATTTATGGGAGCGTCAAATTGAGCAGTTTAGAAATGTGCGTACTATCGCGGAGTCTGACGATTGGCAGTCAAGACATGTAGCCCCTATTACTATAGCTATTATTCAATCGGCAATATCTGAGATGATTAATCAGAATATCCGTCCTTTTTATGCTCCGGCCGGTATAGAGAAACAAGCTAAAGCTACTTTAATGCAGCATATATGGGATTACGGATGGTGGGCTGCAAACAGTGATCTAATGATGTATGACGTTTATTGGGATATGCTTGGTATGGGTACTGCTATTACTCAGGAATACTACCGCCAGGATAGGCGTATGGTGCGGGACGTAGTTATGGGTAAAGATGATTCTTATGAAGAAAAGGAACGGGAAATTTTTGATTATGATGATGTTTATGGTGAATTGGTAAAGCTTCATGACTTTTATATTGATGAATTAAGCAGGGGATTTGACGGTTCACACGCGGCGAGGGATTGTATCCGCCGTTATATTATGGACATTGACGATTTTTACCTGATGTATAAGGATACTAAATGGGATCAGTTTGGAAATGCCAAGAAAGTCAGACCCGGCGGGGATGTCGCGCATTATGAATATTATGAACCGCCTGACGGGATTGATAAATCAAGACAGGTTGAAGTTTTACATTATTGGAGTATTAAACCTAAAGACAGGTTTGTTATCGTTGCTAACGATATTGTAATCCGGGATGGTCCAAATCCGTATAAACATAAACAGCTTCCTTTTGTACGATGGCTTGATATACGCCGCCCCCATAAATTTTATGGAAAAGGTGAACCCGAACTTTTGGAATCAATTCAGGATGAGATGAATACTCTTAGAAGAATGATTATTGACCGTAATCATTTGGATATAGATAAAATGTTTCTTGTTTCAAACCGGATAGGACTTACCGATGAAGATTTAATTGCCCGTCCGCATGGACTCATTCCTACTGATGACGTTAATGCCGCTAAAGCGGTAGAATATGGAGATATTCCCAGAAGTGTTGAGCTTTCTCTTCAGAATCTTGAAGATGACTCTGTTATTGTGACAGGAATTAATCCAAGGCAACAAGCTCTTCCTCAAGGTTCAACCGCCACGGCTGCCGCTTTAATGAAAGAAGGGACACTGAAGCGGCTTCAGCTTAAACTTTGGTTATGTGAACAGGAATCATTTACCAGGATGGCGCAGCTTAGAACCGAAAATTTTCTTCAATTTTATTCCCAGCCCCGTTTGCACAAAATTGTAGGTGAAGCTGCTGATTTGGATTATCAAAACGAAGTTGCTGATTTACAAAAACAGGGACTTTTGGTTTCTGACGGAAAAGGTGGTAACTTTATGGTTCAGAAAAAGCAGATTAGTTTAAAGAATCAATCTATATCTAAGGATAAAGACGGTAATATGAATTTTTCCGCTTATAACGGTTATTCAAACTATGAGCTTGATCCTGATGATTTTCTTCCTTTATCAAGAGGCGGATATATTGTGCGTTTTGAAGGGGGTTCCAATATACAGATTTCGAAACCTTTAATGAGGCAATCCGATATGGAGCTTTTTGACAGGTTTGCTCCGATTGCGATGAGCGTTCCTGGTTCTTATGATATTGTGAAGTTAGGGGATATGATTCTGCGGGACGCGGATAAAAATCCCGCTGATTTGCGTCCGGATTCCGCTCCTGTGGATAATGATGCTCAAATGTTACAACAGTCAGTCCAGCTTGCCCAGGTTGAAAATGCCGCTATGCTACAGGGAAAGCAGGTTCCCGCTACTCCTTACGCCCAGCCTGCCCATACCAGAATTCATTTGCTTAAAATGAATTCTGATCCTGTTAAATCAATGACAGTGGACAATCCTATTAAGAAAAATTTTGTTACTCATGTAATGGGGGAAATGATGGACCAGCAATCGCGTGAGCAAGGCGGAGCTATATCCCCAGCACCCGGATCCATAGGGCAACCCGCGCCGGGACAAGTTCCGCCGAATCAACAACAGCTTCCTCCTCCGCCTTCACTTTCTAACGGGAAGGTAAATAAGGCAAACGGGATGAGCCAGCCGGGTATAAAAATGAGTAATATTGCCCCTAATCAACAGTCTGGATCAAATCCTAATTTATGAAACATATAGCTCTTACAGCGGAAGAATCAGCTATGCTTAGAAAATTATCCGTTGATTCTTTGCGGAAATTGCTGGAACTGCGGGATAATATTTTAGTTTTTAATTCTTTATTGGAAATAGTAAATAATACAATTGATTTTGAAAAAGATTATCTTTTCTCGTTATCTACTAATGATTTAACAGATTTAGCCCTTAAACACGCTTTTTGTCGGGGACAGGCAGCTTTTGGAGTCAGGCTTTTAAGAATGGTAAAAGCGAGTGGAGATGAGATTATTAGACGGGAAAAAATACAGAAAGAACTAAAACTAAAACAGGCAAAAAACCAAAATGAATAATATCTCTAATGCTAGTCAATATTTAGGTTCATCAGCGTTTGATGATTTATGCCAGGCTTTTGTAGAACAAGCAACTTATGGACATCAGGGAGTTTATCCTTCGGCAATTTCCGCCTGGAATTCCCAGAATACAAAAGTACAGGGATCTAAGGGAATTTCCCCGGGTGATTTAGTTTATTTTGGCGCGGATTCTTCTAATAATGGATTTGGGCACGCGGGAATTTATACGGGAAATAACCAGTTTATTTCAGCTACAAACAGCGGAGTGGGATATAACGATTTGGATAAATGGCAACAAAACACGGGACAAAGATTGTTGGGATATATACCGCAAAACCAGTCAGCTCAATCATTGGGCTCTAATCTTAACGCTCAAACTGGGCAAATAATAGGAGCTAATGGAGCTGTTATTAAACCTAATCCGGTTAATAAATCTTCAAATTTTGATTTTGGTACGGAAATGGAAAATTTTAGAAACGTTTGGAATCAAACGCATAGTACGCCGTTGGCAGCTTACTAAAAGACTGCTTGACATGATGATATTTTATGTTTTATGCTATAAGCGATAAAGGATAATTCTTTTATAAGAACCCTCTTATGCCAGAACCTACCGTAGACCCGAATATTGTTTCGGATAATCCACCAAATGTCCCTGTTAAAACAGGAGAAACACCAAATAACTTACCTGAGAAATTTAAAGGAAAAACAGCGGAAGAAATTGCTAATTCTTATTTAGAGCTCGAAAGAAAAGCAACCGAAACAAATCAAAGTTACGCTGTAAGTAAAAAACAATTAGAAGACTTAAAGGCATTGGAAGTATTTATTGATTCCGATCCTGAGAGTTTAGCATTTTTAAAAGAGAGAATACAAAATAAAAACGGGAAGCAGATTCAGTCTCGACAAAATATTGACCCTGAATATAATCAGTTAAAACAGGAAATTGTTGATACTAAACTTGCTACTCAAACAGGGATCTTTGAAAAATTTGAAGGGAAATACGGATTAAACGACGAAGGCGTTGATAAAGAAATAAAGCATAAAATAGGGGAAGCGGTTAAGCAAATGGTAGCTCCTAAGTCAACAAAAACGCCAACGGAAATAATCGCCGGATTGTCTTTAGACACTTTGCCTTTATATCTGGAAAACGCGTATAAATTGGTAACAATGGAAGACCAGAAAGAGCAAACCAGACGTAAGACATTAGCTCAGATGCGGCAGAATAGTCAGGCAACATTTAGCAGTATTCCTTCAGGTTCAATAAGACAGGATAGTCAAACTCTCACGACTGAGGAAAAGAAAGTAGCAAAGGGATTAGGTATATCAGAAGAAAAATACTTGAAGCAAAAACAAGCATATATTTCTGAATACCAGCAGTAGAAATATATATGGCAGTAAGTTCAACATCAGTAAAAGGCTTTAGCGTATACCGTAATATGTTTGGTGTGGACTCACCAAATGATCTTCTTTTTCTTCTTGATAATTCTAAAACATATACAGTCGGAGATGCGGTAAGGCTTAATACTAATGGTACGATTGTCAGATGTGCCAGTACTGACCCTGCTGTTTTAGGTATTTTAACCGCTTTATATGACCAAAACGGTCAGGTTTCTGTCTTTTCTCCGCGTATTCCCGGTACTGCTATTGCAGGCGCGACTTTAACTCCTGATGATACGATTGCCACTGCTTCGGATAACCGCACAAACGGACTTAAAAAATTGTCAGCTTATGTAATTCCTGATTTTTGCGGACAAACATTTTATAGGAATGTTACTAATGGAACTCTTGCTCAGTCGAATGTGGGACAATTATTTAATGTGGTTTCTTCTAACGCAGGTCAGATTGATACGGCAACCGCTTCAAATACGTCAGGTCAATTTCAGTGTGTATCTTTAGATCCTGACGGGGATGGAAATACGTTAAAGGGAGTATTTAGGATTGCTCAAGCTCAATTTGTTACGGCTTTCGCAAGTTATGGTTCAACAGCGGTAATAACCGCATAAGAATATGGCAGCATATAGATCAAATTTTGCAGTATTATTGACACCCGGATTCAGGGAGATATTTAGTGATAAATTTCAGGAAGTGCCGATGATACATGATAAAATTTTTCATGTCGATGATTCTATAAAAGATACGGAACGGGATAGCGCGATTTCCGGTTTTGGCCTTGCTGTCCAAACAGGGGAAGGTAGTCCAATTGCTTATGAGGATCCGGTTCAGGGATATACTACTACTTATATTCATCTAAAGTATTCAAAGGGATTTAAGGTTACCCGTGAAATGTTTGAGGACGATCTTTACAATATTATGAAAAAGCGTCCGGCAGCTTTGGGTAGGACGATGCGTAGAACCGCGGAAAACCAGGCAGCTTTGGTTTTCGTAAACGGATTTAGTACTTCTTTTCTCGGAGCGGACGCTAAACCGCTATTTTCAACTGTGCATCCACGGCCTGACGGTGGAACCTCCCAGTCTAATGCTTCCGCTACGGGTATAACGCTTTCTGAGCTTAACCTTGAAACGGCTATCATTGCTATGAGAGGACAATTGGATGATAAGGGACAAATTATCGACGTTTATCCAAGGATGCTTGTAGTACCGAAAGAATTGAGAAAAACGGCTCATCTTATTGTTGATTCTCCGATGAGACAAGGTACGGCGGATAATGACGCTAATTATTATAAGGATGATTTTACAATTATTGATTGGTTATATTTGACTTCGACAACGGCTTGGTTCTTGATTGATCCGGGAGTGCATGAATTGACATGGTTCTGGAGGAGACGGGCTGAATTCAAAGATGATGAGCTTTTTGATTCTGAATTCGCGGTATATAAATCGACAATGAGATTGTCACGCGGATGGAGTGATTGGAGAGGTGTCTATGGTTCCCAGGGAGACGGTAATGCTTACGCTAACTAACTTTTAGGGTAGTCGGCCTGGTACGGGCATCTATCCTTAACCGACAGCACAAGTACATTTATGACTACATTTTCAGGTTATCAGGGTAATACCCAGGCTTTAACAGGAAACCCCCTTAGTCCTAATGTTGGAGACTTTTATTATAATACAGTTAATAACGATTGGATGAGATGGAATGGGGTTAATTGGTTGGGTGCGGCTTATTCTACTACTACTTCTACTAGTACTTCTACTTCGACAACTACGTCTACTTCGACAACTACGTCGACTTCTACTTCTACAACGACTACTACTTCTACTACTACGACTTCAACATCTACTTCAACTACAACTTCTACGACAACTACAAGTACCAGTACCACAACTACATCTACTTCTACGACAACTACGAGTACTTCTACTACAACGTCAACGACTACCAGTACATCAACGACTACCAGTACATCGACAACGACTACTGCATGATAATATAAATATATGCCAACACATTTAACTGATATAAAAGGAAGATATTTAATAGGAATAGGAATTGCGCCTATAGATCCTAATATTGGGGATGAATATTTTGATACGCAAAAAAATGTTTTATGCCGTTGGAGTGGAAGTAATTGGCTTTGTTATTTAATGAGTACAACTTCTACTTCTACTACGACGACTACATCAACAAGTACGAGTACTAGTACCACGACTACGAGTACATCGACGACTACAACGACTAGTACCAGTACAAGTACAACAACAACTTTATAAATATGGGATCAACAAGATTTAATGCCGTAGAATCAAAATTAAAAACACTTCCGGGAACTTTTCCTACGGATGTTCCGCCTATTGGTGGAGATGCTTTTTATGATACATTGAATAATTGTTTATGGGTTTTTAATGATTTGAAAAAACAATGGATGTATATGCAGTTGAGCACGACAACTTCAACTTCAACATCTACAACTACGACTAGTACTTCAACAACGACTACTTCGACTAGTACAACCAGTTCGACAACTACGTCAACAAGTACTACGACAAGTACGACAACAACATTATAGAAAGGAGATAAAAAATATGAGAATAATTTTTAATCCCGATAACGGGGCATCAATTAAAGATGTAACTTACGAAGGAGTAAAATACTTTTCGGAAAAATCGTTTGATCCGGGTACGCTTTTTAAATTTGAAGATGATTCTACGGGAGATTTTTTCTTAAATACTTTTGGTTTTTTAGAGCAGGTTGGTATTGATAAAGCTAAAAAAATTATGGCTGAACCTACTATGAAATGTCTAAAATGTGATTATTCTACCCGTGTTAAAGCGTCTTTAACGGTACATGAAAAAAAGCATGTGGCTGAAGCTGAACTTGATGAGTTGGGTATTCCGGTTGTAAGAATGACAAATGCCCAAAATTTACGTTCCACTATAGTAAATACTAACGTCCAGCAAAATATAGATAGTGAAGGTAAGGATTTTCATGATGGTTATCCCGGTTTAGAAGGGGAAGGGTTAATTAATGAAAATGTAAAATCAGGGGCAATAATGAGTTAAATATATGATTAATAAACCTGCCGCAGCCCGGCAAAGATTCGTTTTTGTATCAGAAAATAATACTGATCGTTTCAAAATAATCGCTACGGCGGCATGTGAAGTGGCTTCCGTTAATGTAACTGCGGGAGGTGCTGCTTGTGTGTTCCGTTTAGTTGATGCTAATAATTTTGTGGCGGGTCAACCGGCTCCTTCATATAACCTTGAATCGGGTCCATCATTCGCGGCTGAACCGAGTAATTCGTATAGTCCTAATTTAAACCAACCTATTCCATTCCGAAAAGGGGTTGTGATAGTATGTGAGCAAGGAGAAGGAAGTAACGCGGAATGTATGGTTACTCTTAATGGAAATTAAAATATATGACAGCCAGAGCGATCAAACAACGGTATACACCGGCTAAAGTAGGAGTTCAGCCTCCTGATAAGGGTAAGGCTGTTAAAACAGGGAAAGATAGTGAAGGTCAAAAACAAACAAAGTATTAAGGAACTCACCTCCTGGATAGTGTTTATTTGACGTTTGCTTACCTGTTCGGATTTTAAACTTTAGAATCCGGATTGAGGAAGTGAAAAGATTTTTTGTTTTTTCAATCCGGGTAATAATATGATTAGTTTTAATGAGAAAAAATCTAAGCCCAAAGAAAAAACAGCTGGTATGCCTGTGAAGGTGAAAGCTAAAATATCAGTTAAAATAGGAGGGGGTAAGTCAAAAAAGGTATGAGTAAATTAACGACTGAAGCTAGAAAAAAACTACCTTCATCTAAATATGCTTTACCCGCGAAAAAGGGTGAAGCTAATAGCGGTTCTTATCCGATTCCCGATAAAACTCATGCCAGAGTAGCTAAAGCTTATGCGTCCCGTTTTGCCAGTCCTTCAGAAAAAGCTAAAATAGATGCTAAAGCTGACCGAGTTTTGAAACGTGGGAAAAAGTAATTCTTATCAAGCTATTTGGAAAAGAAAGGATAGAAAAAAGCATCCTGAAAAATATAAGAAAAGGATGCAAAAATATTATAAAAATAATAGAAAAAAATTAATTAATAGAGTAAAAAAATATACAGAAGATAATAAAGAAAAGGTTAAGATTAGAAAAAATAAGCATTATATGGCTATCCGGGAAGCAAGAAGATGGGACAATATAAGAAAATTATATGGATTAAGTAAAGAAGATTATGATAAATTATATGTAAATCAACAAGGAAGATGTGCGGTCTGTAGAATTGAATTACCAGTTTTACATATAGACCACTTCCATGAAGATGGAACTATAAGAGGTTTACTTTGTGGTAAATGTAATAGGGGTATTGGATTATTTGATGATAATATAGAATTATTAGAAGCAGTAATTAAATATCTTAGGAAAAGGTAAACAAAGAAAATAAATATGAGTTATAAAAGTGCTTATCCAAAAAACGCTAAAGATAATGCTTTATCAAAAAAACATTTAAAAGAAACGATTAAATTTAATGAAAGGCATGCAAAAGATCACCTTAAAGAAATGAAAGATGCGAAAAAAGCTTTAGCAAAACGACAAAAAGATAAATTAAGTTCTTATTCTTAGTGAAAGGAGGAATTATGGCAAAATTAGGAGGGCAAAAATTACCAAAAAGAGGTTCGGATGCGTCTGGTGTTACTCAAGTAAAAGGTTCCGGTAAAGGAGGAGCCAATATTAAAAGTGGTGGAATGGGTAAGAGGCGTGAAAATATGAAGAACGGAAATTGTTAATAAAAAAAGCATAATAAAATATGAAAGGAGGTAACATGAGTAAATGTCCTAAGTGCGGTAAAATGCATACTGGTAAATGTTCGAAAAAATATTAAAAGATGAATCCTACTAATCAAGTTCAACAACCTATACAGCGATTTACGCCTGCTAATGATGCTGTTTACAATACTCTTCGGGATACGCTTCAGCGTCATATTGCGGGTGGAGTTCCTGGATTGGATAAAGTGGTAGACTCACTTAATAAACAGCATGTATCTATGATGCAAAATTATCGTCCGTTACGTCCTCAAGGAGTAGCTCCTACTCAAACTCCTGTTCAAAATTCAATAGGTGCGTTAAATGATATGATGGGAAAAATACGACAACAAAACGCGCCTGCTCTTCCTAACGGATATAACGCCTATTCATAATTTGATCCATTTTTATCTACTTGAAGTTTTATTCTTCTTTTGTTAGCATTGAATAATGAAAAAGGTTGTAATTTTTACTTCGTTTTCAGATATTCAAAAGGCTTACAGTTTAAATATAATTGTTCAGTATCAAATAAAGATGCTGCTTTTAAATGGTTATGCTCCTACAGTAATTGTCCACGAATCATTTAAGCCGGAAGGAATTTATGCTCACCCGAATGTTACGATAGAGAAAATTCCTAACATGCCTGTCTATAATGAGATGAAAAAAGATGAGACATTTGACAGGGATGTTGAAGTCTTAACATCAAGACTTTTTGAAATATTAAAAGATAAAGACATTGTGTTTACCCATGATATTATTTATCAAAATGCCTGCCTGAAACATAATTTTGCCTCAAGGAAGGTTGCTGAAAAATTACCCGGTTTAAAATGGTTGCATTGGATTCATTCAGCTACTTCCCCTTTACTTTTGAATATGATCCGTCCTATTTTTTCGGACGCTTATGCTGATTTAGTTACTAAACCTTTTCCTAATAGTAAATATATTTATCCTAATTCTTATGCTGTGCCGGCAGTAGCGCATAATTTTAATATTTCTCAGGAAGATGTACGTGTAGTTCCCCATCCTACGGATGTATGCGATTTTTTTGGAATGGATAAAAATATTGAAAAAATTATTTATATGTATGATATATTAAGTGCTGATGTGATTACTACTTATCCTATCCGTCTTGATAGGGGAAAACAGGTTGAATATGTTATTAAGACAATGAGCGCATTAAAAGATTATGGTTTATCAATTAGAATTATAATTATTGATTTTCACTCATCGGGAGGGGATAAAGTTCGTTACCGTGATGAATTAAAACAACTTGGAATTGATTTGGGACTTAATAGCGATGAGCTTATTTTTATTTCTGAACAACGGGAAGAATATAAATATGAAGTTGATCCGAGAGTTGTAGCTATGTTTCAATGTATTTCAAATGTTTTTATAATGCCTTCTGTTTCTGAAACTTATTCGCTTATTACCCAAGAAGCCGGATTAACAAAACAAGTAGTTGTTTTAAATTATGATTTTCCTCCATTTAGAAGTATTTATGGTGAAAATGCGATATATAAAAAATATTCATCCCGTTTTGACATTATGGCTGATCCTGTCGAAGCAGTTATGCCTAATTCCCAGACTAAAACAGAATATGGATCAAGTGACTTACCTAAAGAAGCTAGAGGTGAAGCAGAAAAACAATATCACCGCGGAACAGCAGGGGAAATTGCGGCTAGATTAAAACATCCTGAAATGGCATTGTCTACGTATTTAAGGAAAAACAGAAATTTGCAAGCCGTATTTAAAAAATTTATTGAGCCTTTATTATATGACTAATGCTTGCGTAATTGGTTGGGGTACGGTTGGTAAAGCTACCGCTGAAACATTTAATATTGATAAATATTATAGTAGAAGTAGTAATAATATTAGTTTAGAAGAAGCATCTAAATGTGAATATATATTTATTTGTTTGCCTACTCCGGTTCAAGCTAATGGAGATTATTATGTCGAAGATATTACAAAGATTATTTCAGAATTATCAAAATTTTCTTCTTTTGAGAAAAGTGTGGTTATTATCCGTTCAACAGTCTATCCGGGATATAATCTTAGTCTTAGAACAGAATATGGATGGATGAATATTGTTTCTAATCCTGAATTTTTAAGTGAAGATACATGGAAAGAAGATGCATTGAAACCTCAATTAGTTGTAATTGGAGCAGATAACGCGAATTTAAGAGATAAAGTAGCTGCTTTATATCGTGGAAGGTTTAAATATAATGAACCTGTTGTCACCGATTCAGTTACAGCGGAATTTATAAAAATATCTCTTAATGCTTTTTTTACAGCTAAAGTTGTATTTGCTAATCAGCTATATGATTATTCCAGAATGATTAATGCTAATTATGAAACTGTTAAAGATATTATTGAATCTCATCTATGGGGAAGTAAAAATCACTTTACGGTATTTCATAAAGGAGGGCGGGGAGCGGGAGGAAAATGTCTACGAAAGGATATAAAAGCTCTCGCTCATTTGGTTCCGGGTTCATTTTTCGGAAGTATTTACCATCATAATGAATTATACGTAACTAATAGTAATAAAACTTGATATGTTTAAAAATCCATATTTTGATACTTTAAATAAAGATAATACTGCTAAAGTATATCCTGTTAAGGAAGTAGAAAATGCACCTAAAACAGAAATAGTAAAGGGATTTACTTCAATTATTATTCCTGTATTTTTTAATTCTTATCCGGTTTTTCATTATACCGGGCATTGTATAGGTTCAGTCAGAGAGCATACGGATAAGTCTAAAACTCCTTATGAAATTATAATGGTTCAAAATGGAGAAAATGGAGTTGAGCATTTTGAAGAGCAAACTTTTAAAAATACTTATTGCGATAAAGTAATACCTAATAAAGTTAATTTAGGTTATTCAAAAGCTGTAAATCAGGCAATTAGATGCGCTCAGGGTGAATATATAGCAATTATCAATAGTGACGTTTGCGTTTACGAACATTGGCTTGAAGATATGCAGGAAGCTTTAAGTTATGTTGATCTAGTTATGGCTCAACCAATGTATGGGATGCCTTTTGCGCGGGCAGTTGAATCAGCTGATTTTCGTAAGGAGACATTGGGGAAACCCGTTGAAGAATGTTTAGATACATTCCGGGATTTCTCTTGTGTCCTTACGAAAAAAGAAGTATTTGGAAGGGTAGGTCTTTTTAATGAAGAATTTTTCTTGTACGGGGAAGATTTAGATTTAATGCGTAGAATAGAAAAATCAGGTGGAAAAATAGCTTCTACAAAAAGAGTTAGAACATTTCATATTATTGGAGGAACAACAAGCGGAATGGATGAAACTTCTAAAATTATGGATGAAAGTAAAATTAAATTAAAAGAAATTTGGGGTTATTAAAATGAAAACATTTAGTATTATTACTCCCATTTATTCATATAATGAACAAAAATCTCAAGAATTATATCGTTGTATAGAATCTATAAAACATCAAATTTATAATAAGGATTTAATTGAACATATCATTATCAATGATGGCAGTATTGTCCAATTAAAAATTCCTGACTATAGATGGATTAAAGTTATTAATCAACCTAACTTGCAAAGAATTACAGCATATAATGAGGGTTTTAAAAAGGCTAAGAATGATATTTTTTGGATGTTGGATGCTGATGATGAATTAGTTCCGGAAGCATTATCTGTTATTAATGTTTATTGGGAAACTTATCCGAAATATAAGATGTTTAATTTTGGTTGTTTTTATGTTCATAAGGATGGGGTAATAACTAAAAGAGGAGTATTCCAACCAAAAGAAAAAAGAAAAGGACATGAAGTATTTGGAGGGGGAAATATTGTAAATGGAACTTATGTATTTAATAAAGATATTTATAAAAAACTAGGTGCTTTTCCTGAAAATGAGATAAAAAATATAGATTGTAGTTCTTTGAATTATGGTGGAGTTAGAAATTTGTGTATGTCTAGTCCTTATGATTTTTCAGCTTGGTTTCAATTGGAATTTCCTGAAACTCAGCAATATTTTATGGTAGACCATGAAAATGAAAAGAATAAAATTATTAAAGAAATTGGTAATCCCTGGGGTCAGGATTACGCTTTGTTTTATAAATATTTAAGGACATATTTATGTATGCCTATACCATTACTTTTAGAGAGAGTATATGTCAGATAAGAAAATATTTATAAAAAAGAATCCTAATAGCGTGCATCCAACTGGACAAGCCGGATTTTCCAGTCCTAATTTTCCACATGACAGGAAAATGGAAATGGCAAGAAAAGGAGGTAGAAATAGCGGTAATGGTTTTGCGACTTTATCACCTGAAGAAATGCGCCGGATAGCTAAAAAAGGTTATGCGGCTATGAAAGCAGGAGTTAGAAAAGTAAAATTAGATCCTTTTGATGTATGAATAAACCTATTGATATTTTTATTTTGTGTTATAAAAGGCCTCAATATACAAGACAAACTCTTAGTTATTTATATAAGCGTACTGGTTACCCATTCCGTATTTTTTTATTAATTCAGGATAATGATTTATATACTAATTATCTAATAGATCATGAATTTAAAGATAAAATATTTATGAGGATTAATTTTTCAAAAAATATTGGAGTTCATTCAGCTTGGAATATAGCATTAGCTCTTACGGAAAGTGAATATTTTATAACAAGCGATAATGATATTTATGTTCCTAAATTAGAGCCGGATTGGCTAACTAAATTAGTTGGATTTTTAGATGAAAGACCGGATTATGGTGCAATTTCTCTTCATCCTCATGTTTTTATCGGAGCAGCAGGTATTGATCCGGATGATTCTGAAGATGTTAAAGAAAGGAATATGTGCGGGGCTGTAATGAGAATTATGCGGCGTGATGCTGTTTGGAAAGCGGGGGGATGGGAAAATATAATCCATGCCGGAAGGAATCATGAGGAGCGTACAATTTGTTTAAGGCTTCAGAATATTGGGTATAAAGTGGGGATAACTAGCCGGATTCGTGCTTATCATCCATTTGGAAAAGATGTGGATAAAAATTCAGGATGGGGTTATACCGATTTTACGCCTGAAGAACAGGGACATAATCCGCAACTTAAAGATTATGTTTTACAATTTGATAATCCGGATGCTTATGATAAAGATACTTTTCTACCTAAATAATATGAAAAAAATGAAACTATTAATTACAGGAAGTAAGGGATTTATAGGAACAAGTTTAATTTCTTTTTTAAATTCTGATATTTATGAAATAACGGGAATTGATATAAAAGATAAAAAAAATTTGTTTGATTTAAATTCTGTACAAGGATACGATGCGGTTATTCATTTAGCGGCTTTAGTTGATGTTAGGGAATCATTTATTGTTTCACAACCATACTTTTATATAAATACATTAGGTACTTATCATATTCTAAATCTTTGTATCAGAGATAAAGTAAGAATGATTCATATATCAAGTGCTGCGGTTAAAAATTCTTATTCTTCTCCTTATGCTTATTCAAAGTTTTTAGCTGAAGAATTAGTAGATAAAATGCTTTCTACTGTTAATGGGGTCATTCTACGGTTAGAAAACGTGTATGGTTTAGGAATGAGTAATCAATCTGTATTTTCAAGATTTTTATATGATAAAAAAATGATTGTTTATGGAGGGGAAGAAACCAGGGATTTTATTTCTATAATAGATGTAATTAATATTATTAATGCTGCTATTTTTAAAGATTGGAGAAATATGAAATTGGAAGTTGGAACAGGAGTAAAAACTAAAATTAGTGATTTAGCAAAAAAGTTTGCAAGATATAATAATAAAGAAATCATTTATGAACCTGCTATACCGGGAGTTACAGATTCGGTAGCAAATGTAAAAGATTTAGCAACAGTATATTTTTTACCTTTTGTTACTAATCTGAATGTGGATATTGAAAATATGGTTTTTAAAATAAATTAACTATGCAAAATCCTAAAAATTATTGGGACTATATTGTTAAAGATGGAAATACATATCAAATGGGTGCTCAATCCCACCGTATATTTTTATTAAATTTATTACTTACTAAGGAGGTAGATACTATTTTAGATGTAGGATGTGGTACGGCTCCTATTTATCAACTTATTAAAACGGAATTTTTGTTTCAACTTTTAAAATATAAAGGTGTTGATTATTCAGAAGGAATGATTGAAGTATGTAAAAAAGAATTTCCAGCAGGTAATTTTGAGGTTCAAGATGCAAGAAATTTAAAGGAAGAAGATAATTCATGGGACTGCGTACTTCTTCTTCACGCGTTAGATCATGTTGATGATTATAAATTAGCAATTAGTGAAGCTGCTAGAGTAGCTAAAAAATATGTTTTGATTGTTTTATGGCGTGCAATGACTACTAATGGACAGAATAATTTAAATAGCAAGAATAGTTTAGACCGTCAAGACGGGAAAGATTGGGAAGATACCCATTTACAGGAATACGCGAAAGAAAAACTTATGGAAGCTTTCAAGGAAAATAATTTAGAATTAGAATTTGAAAAAAATGATGAAGAAATTAATAAGGAAGGTAAGACAAATACATTATTTCTCCTTAAAAAGATATGAAACATAAAGATAAAGTAAAATTAGCAAGGAAATTAAGGGAAAAGGAAGCTGCTATGACTATGGAACCATTTATTAAAAGGTATCCTAAGAATATTTTGAGTAAAATGCACGTACGGATAATGAAAACTCCTATTTTTCAAACTCAGCTTTGGGATTTTTTAGTTAAACGTAATCAAAGAAAAGTAGATCAAGCTGAAGCTAATAGGCAGATGGCTAAATATAAACGAAGTAAAAAATATGAAAAATAAAGAAACGCTTTGTAAGCAATGTAGTAAACGTGTAAGGTCATCTTTATGGGAAAAAGACAAATTATGCGCTGCTTGTAGGACTATTAATGGAGGTTATTACCGTTTAAAACACCATAAAAAGCTTGTGCGGGATTATACAAAACATATAAAACATAAACAGGCAAAAGAAATAAAAAAATTTATATATGATTAGTCAGTCTGATGTAACTATTATTATTCCTACACTTAACCGTACGGATGACCAAAAGAGAGCTTTTATGGAATGTATTAAATCTTTAAACGAGACAATTCCTGAAATGAAAAAAATTATTGTTATAAATGGATTAGATTTTCAAAGTGATTTTGATTTATGGGGAGAAGTAGATAAAAAAACAACATCTATTATGACTTTAGAAGAGCAGGGACAGTGTAAGGCGGTTAATGCGGCTATTGCGACTATAAATACACCTTGGATATTTATAACAAACGATGACATGATTTATGCGCCTGGATGGTGGGAAAAATTAACAGATTTATCTTGGTTTGGAAAAGAAGAAATAAAAGCTATATCGCCTATGCTTATTGAACCACGATCTGGTGCCCCAACTTTTATCATTCAATTTTTTGGTGGTGCTGGAGGAGATTTTAATAAACAAAGTTGGTTAGAATATGCAAAAAATTGGAATGTAGCAACTTCTGGTAAATGGAAAACTGGATTTAATTTTCCTTTATTAATAAAGCGTAAACTGTGGAATACAATTGAAGGTTATGATATTAATTATGATCCATGGGGAAGTAATGGAGATTCAGATTTGGAATATAAAATTAAATTAGCGGGTATTCAACCATATCAAAATACTAATTGTATTGTTTATCATTTTAGTCAAACTAGTGGAACTTTTGAGCCTAAAAATGATTCCTATAGATTTAAAAATTATGCTTATTTTAAAGAAAAATGGGGATTTGACCGTACCGATAATGGAATATGGGAAGCCGATTTTAAAATTCCGACAAAAGAAGAAGGGAGGATATATTTTCCTGAATGGGAAAATAAATATACTAAACAATTATGAAAATAGGACTTGTGGGTAATTTTCAACAATCGCCTAGCGGTGAGATAGCGGATGAAGTACATATTGCTAGATCAATGGAAGAATTGGGACATGAAGTCTATAAGATTCCCCGTGATGAATGGCGTGAATATGTAATAGAAAATTCGCCTAAAGATAAATATAAAGTTCCTGAAGATATTCAGATGGATATTGTTATTTTTGCTAAATGGCATCATTTTTATGATGGGTCTTTTATACAGTTTGCCAGGGAAAAATATAAATGTCCTGTTTTTTATTGGGTATGGGATAGTGTTGATTTAGGAATAGAATGGCATAAAAAGATGGCCCAGCAAGCAGATTTATATCTTTCCGGTGAATTAGGTCGTGTAAGTGAATTTCATAAAAATGATATTAGATTTTACTATTTTCAGTTTGATAGCGTAGATGGATCTGTGCCTTATGTTTTTACACAAACTAGATTAGATGTAGTTTATTTAGGTTCATGTGATAATCAAAATGGAAGAGTAGATTTACTTAAAGCAATTAATAAAGAAATTCCGGTTATTGTTTATGGTCCTGATTATGAGGAGTGGAAAAGACAGGGATTTGAAGCTCGACCTGCTGTTTTTGGAATAGAAGCTAATAAAATTATTGCACAAGCGAAAGTAGTGTTAGGAACTTCTTGCGATCCTCATTTATATGGATATTGGAGCAATAGAGTCGGAAGAGTTTTATATACCCGTGGTAAATTACTTCAACAATATACTCCCGGAATGGAGAATTTTTTACATGATTGGGTTGAATATTATTCAACTCCGGAGGAAGCTATAGAAAAGATAAAGATTCTTCTTTCGTTTACTTATAAAGAAATTAAAGGTTTTGATTATAATCAATGGTCATCTTTTAATAAAGTAAAAGATTTATTAATTATGATAGAAAGATATTTAAAGGAAGATTGCGGAAGGGAGTGGAAATTGCCATGAGCGTTATTACAGATAGTAAAGTAATAATTTCTTCTTTATTAAAAAAGCTTTCAAAAGAGGAAAATTTACTGGATACTCAATCTGACAAATTAAGATTTAAAAGAATGATGGCTCATTTGGCAGATGCTTATCTTTGGTTAAAAGAAATCGAAGAAGTAGAAAAAAATAAAAATTATGAAAAATAGATCATGGGGAATATGTTTTTTATTATTAGGGATAGTTGTTTCTGTAATATTTTATCCTATTTTTAGTTTAATATCATTTTTACTTATATTAGGATTAGTTTTACTTGACCCTTAATTTTAAATTATGCGCATTGCAATAGCAGATAATAATAATAAAAAGTTTACTGGGGATATTATTAATCACTGGGAATCTCTTGGTCATGAAGTGCGATTTGAGACAGGGGCTTCTGAAAAATTGGCTCAGTGGGCTGATATTTATTGGATTGATACTTGGGATAATAATATTCATTATCTTTGGAAACTTTATCACGGAGTTGATGGTGTATCACGGACTGATCCCTGGGATAATAATAAAAAACCTTTAATTATAGTAAGGGCTTTAGATTGGGAAGTATGGATAGGGCTTATGCGGGATCAAGCTATTATAGATTGGGTTGATAAAATAGTATTTATAGCAGATCATATTAAAGAGAAAGTAAATCAGGAAGTTAAAATTAGCAACGATAAACAAAGAGTGATAAAACCGGGAGTTAATCTAGATAGGTTTACTTTAAAGTCTAAACAGACAGATGGATTTCAATTAGGAATGGTTTTGGGAGATATGTGGAAATATAAGAATCATATAGGAGGATTGGATATTTTTACTTCTTTATACCAAAAAGATAATAGATGGAGACTTCATGTGAGAGGACAACATGAAAATAGTATGTATGATCCGGCTAATTGGAATTATTATCTTGATTCAAGAGGAATCCGTGAAGCTGTAACTTTATATGGACACCAAAATAATATGAATGAATGGTTGGAAAATATTGATGTGATGCTTCATCCCGGACAAAAAGAAGCTTTTTGCTATGCGATTGGTGAAGCAATGGCTAAAAATATTCCTGTTTTTATAAATGATTTCTTAGGTAGTCAGAATATTTGGCCTTTTTCTCTTTTATATGAAACTCACGAAGAAGTTATACATAAGTTAAATGATAATCAGATATTAAACTTTAATTATAGGGAATATATTCAAAAATATTATTCTAATGAGCGTATGTTTAAAGAAATAGATGAATTTATAAATTTATGATATTTGTAATATTATTTGTATTACTTTTTGTAAGCTTAGTAGTTAATATATCTGCTTTATTTTTGATAAAAAATTATAAAGCAGTAATTAATGACTTAATTGAATGGAGGGATATTTCTGAAATAACTATTAAATCTTTAGTTGACGAAGTAAAAAAAATAGAAATAATAGAATTAAAATTAGCAGAAAGAACAATAATTAAAGACGCAAAAAAAAGGGAAAGAAAGAAAAAAGAAAAAATAACTCCTTTAGTAGAAAAAGTAGATATTTTAAAAGATTATAACTAATTATGAATAAATGGGATGAGAAAAAACAAATAGCGATAGTAGAAGCTGATGATTTTCAGGATCGTTGGGACAGGAATGGACTCAATTTTCTTTTTGCATGGAAAGCAAAATATCCTAATTTTAAAATAACTCTTTATACAATACCGGATAGAATTTCTAGTAATATGCTTAATCTCTTAAAATCTCATAAAGATTGGATTGGATTAGCAATCCATGGATGGAATCATGAAAGTAATTTTGAATGTTATGGTTGGGATTATGAGAGAACACAGATGTTTATGTCAAGAATAGATACGGTTTTTACTTTTAGTAAGAATTTTAAAGCTCCCGGATGGTCAATAACACCGGATTTAAACGGTTATCCCGCCAATGAAAAAGATCCAATTATAAAAGATCCATCAGCGGTTTATAAAGCTTTAACTGATATGGATTTTATGATTTGTGATAGACATTATAATAAACCTGCTAGACCCAAAAATTCTAAAATAATATGTATTGATTGTAATCCGGATATTGTTCATTTCCATACCTGGAATATACCTAGTTCAGATCCTAATGGAAGGAATGGATTTCAAGATATTGAAGAAAGATTTGGAGTTCCGTGGGATCAAAATACTAAATTTTATTTTATGTCCGAAGCTTGGGATAAGGGGTTAATTCAGCCTTGTAAATAAAGGGGGTGATTTTATGGATAAAAAAATGTATTGCATGAAATGTAAAGAACTTAAAGAATATAAAAATGCTACAGATACCGTTTTGCGTAATGGAAGAAAAGCCAGTACAGCTCAATGTATTACTTGTGGAACTAAAATGTATAAGATGAAAGGAGGTGATAAAAAATGAAGGATATTGAGGTAATTAATCAAGCAGCTTCTAATGGTTTAATCTCAGACGAGGACGCTATAGCTTTGCATACTACAGGTATAACTTATTGTTTAAAACTTAATAAGTTAGCTAAGCAGTTAAAAGATATAGTAGAAGTACAGGAAAAAGAAGATGATAAATATCAGGAAGAAAGACTTACTGTTCTCAATGCTATTAATCCTGAATTAGCATTAAGAGTATTTAGTACTGATAAAACAGGATAATATTTTTTGTTTATAGTTAATAGTTATCTATTAACTATAAAAGAGAAAATATGAAAATAAATACATTTGTTATTCCTATTATCCGTTCAGACTATATTGAGCGTATGTTATTTACGTTGTATCGCTATACTCAAGCTGATAGATTTAATGTAATTGTTATAGACCAGACACAAGATGATGAAGCGCAAAAAAAGTGTCAAAAATATGCTCATTTATGGATTAAAAGCTATAGAAATTTAGGATTTGCTAAAGCTATGAATACAGGAATTAGGTTAGCAGATACAAAATATATAACTCTCGCTAATGATGATATTGAGTTTATAGATTCGAGATGGTTTCAGGGAATTATTGATACATTTGCACAGGATAGTAAAATTATAGCGGTTAATCCAATGAGTCCAAAAGAAGCTAGTTGGGGTTACGGTTTATCTAATGATAATAAAGAAATTTGGCAACCGCCTCAAGGGTTTTATCCTATTGATGATAAAAGTGGAATTGTACCTATTGTTAATGGAAAACCCTTTATTTATCAGGAACAGTTTTCAGAAGAAGAATATAATTCTCTTTTAGAAAATCATCCGACATGGAGTAAGGGAAGTTGTTGTGATGCTATTGCTATGTGGTGTACTGTCTTTAAAAAAACAGGGTTAGAAGAAATAGGATTATTGGATGAGAAGTTTTTTCCCGGAGGCGGAGAAGATTATGATATGAACGCGAGGGCATATTCTTGTGCATATCCTAAACCTATAGATGAATGTGACGTTGACTTTCATAGACGGATGGTTGGTACTTCTAAAAGTTGGGTTTGGCATCATTGGTCTAAAAGCCGTAATATGACGCTTGATAATAAAGAAAGTAAATATCTAAATTCACGTCCCCGTTGGAATAATAACGATGAATTATGGCCTAACGGATTTGATTGTTGGGGCCATAGTCATAAAGTTATAAATGATAAAGACGTTAAGATTCCTCTTCAGAGAGTACCATTTGTATTTACAGATGAGTTGTGATATCATGGGGGCATGAAGTATATTTTGCTTACTCAAAATAGAAAAACTTTAATAGATGATGAAGATTTTGAATGGTTGAATCAATATAAGTGGAGTGTAAATAGTAGTAATTATCCTAGTAGATATGGATATATAAACGGTAAAAGAGTTTTTATTACAATACATAGATTTATAATGAACCCTCCTGTTAGAATGCAAGTAGATCATATTAATGGAAATAGATTTGATAATAGAAAAGAAAATCTAAGGATATGTACTAGATCGCAAAATTGTACAAATAGAAAATCTTGGAAACCGAATATTTCTGGTTATAGAGGAGTAACTTTTCATAAAACTACTAAAAAATGGAGAGCAACTATAAAGATAAAACAACAAAAAATATCTTTGGGATTATTTTTTATTAAAGAACAGGCCGCTCTTGCTTATAATAAAGCTGCAATAGCATATTTTGGTGAATATGCAGTTTTAAATAATATTCCTTCTTCTTTCTCAGAGAATACCTAAAATTCATATAGACGAGTTATAGTTTCCTCTTTGTTTATTCTTCGACTTAAATCTTCTACAATCGTTTTATGGCGTTTTCAACAAAGGTTGGTTCATTTGCTTTAAATACTTCTACAGGTAATCAAGCAGTTACCGGCGTTGGATTTCAACCAAAAGTAGTACTTTTTTATTTTACACCTGAAACTGCTGATAATAAGGACGGAAATGTTGCTAGTGATTTTTCATTTGGTATTGGTGTTTCTTCAAGTAGCCGGGCTAGTATAGACTTTTCCGGAGGGAGTACAAATGCTACACGTACCACAGATACAAAGTGCATTACTTACATAAGTATTGCCGGTGTAACTTTAATGGAGGCAGATTTAGTAAGTCTTGACTCAGACGGATTTACTATAAATATTACTACTGCTCCTCTATCGGCTTTTATTCTTAACTATTTTGCGTTAGGAGGTGCTGATTTAACTAATGTTGCTTTAAAAGAAATTACCGCGCCTGCTTCTACGGGTAGTCAAGCCACAACGGGTGTGGGTTTTAAACCTGATGCACTTTTAATTATTACTGCCGGACTAACAACTGCGGTTACTACTAATACTACTAATGCTATTTTTGGTATAGGATTTGGGCAATCTTCAACTAAGCGCGGTTATTCATCGGTTTTTAATGGAAATAGAATTGAATTAACTACTAAAGTAATAGGCGCGTTAGCTTCAGGTACTACTAAATCAATTGAGGCTGACTTAACTTCTTTAGATAGTGATGGGTTTACATTAAATTTTTCTACTACTACCAGCGGAGCTTTTCTTTGGGTTTTATGTTTAAAAGGAGGTAGCTATTTTGTAGGTAGTGATACTCAAAAAACTAGTACAGGAACTAAGGCTAATACCGGACCGGGTTTTCAGCCTACCGGAATTATATTAACAAGCGTAGATAATACTGCCAGTTCGTCAATTAATACTTCAGCAGGAAGAATGACGATTGGAGCTGCAAGTGCGACTACTGCTCGCGGTTATATATGGGGAGGAGAACTTGTTTCGCTAGGAACAACTAATAGTAGAGCATTAAATAGGTCCAATGTGATTGGAATGTTAGTAGAAGGTTCTACAGTAACTACAAATGCGGAAGCTGATTTGTCTTCGTTCGACTCTACCGGATTTACTCTAAATTGGGGAACGGCTGATGCTACCGCTAGAGAATTTTTAATATTTGCTGTAGGAAATTCAGCGGGTACTACTACTTCGACTACTACTACAACTTCAACTACGACTTCAACTACTACTACTTCGACAAGTACATCTACTACAACTACTTCGACTTCAACCTCAACGACTACTACTAGTACTTCAACTACGACAACTACATCAACTTCAACATCTACTACGACGACTAGTACGAGTACCAGTACTACAACTTCAACCAGTACTTCAACAACAACTACTTCAACATCTACTACTACTTCTACTTCAACTTCGACAAGTACGTCTACAACAACGACTAGTACAAGTACCACAACTTCAACTTCAACAAGTACTTCAACTACTACTACTTCCACCAGTACCTCGACCACTACGACTTCGACCTCAACTACTACTACCACCTCAACTTCCACTTCGACTACGACTACTTCAACCTCAACTTCTACCACGACTACGTCGACTTCGACTACA